AATCCGAGTATCGCGCACTGTCTGTGGGTTCCGACACCCAGGCCGGATACCTCCGGGTTCCGAACATCGCTGCCGCGCAGATTCTCAAAGCGGTCGATAACGCCACTCCTACCCGTGCCCTCGCAACTCAATTCCAAATCGGCGGCGCCGAAAGCATGGGCGTTGTGACGCTTGATGCTGACCCGGATGACGCCGACTGGACGGCGGAACTGCTCACGGGGAATGAAGATTCAACAATGGCTTTCGGCAAGCGCGAACTTCGCGCCCATCCGCTCGCCAAGAGAATCAAAATCAGCAACAAGTTGCTGCGCTCCAGCCGGATCGACATCGCGGCCTACGCTCAGCAGCGCCTTGCCTACAAGTTTGCTGTGACGCAGGAAAAGGCGTTGATGACCGGAACTGGCGTCATGCAGCCTCTCGGCGTTTTCACCGCGCACGCGGACGGCATCCCCACCAGCCGCGACGTTTCCACCGGCAACACCACCACTGCAATCACTGCTGACGGCCTGATCGAAGCCAAGCACAGCATCAAGGCTCAGTACTGGCCGCGGCTGCGGTGGCAGTTCCACCGTGACGCGCTGAAGCAGATCCGCAAGCTGAAGCTCGGCGACGGCAATTACATCTGGCAGGCAGGCATCAGCGACGATCTGCCGGCGCGCATCCTCGATGTGCCGTACATCGCCAACGAGTACGCTCCGAACACCTTCACCACCGGCCTTTACGTCGGCATCATCGGCGACTTCTCTTTCCTCTGGATCGCGGACGCGCTCGACATGACCATGCAGGTGCTCGACCAACTCTACGCCGAAACCAACCAGACCGGCTACATCCTCCGCATGGAGATGGACGCCCAGCCGGTTATGGCCGAAGCCTTCGCCCGCGTAAAGCTGGCGTAACCATCAACGCGGAGATAAGGAGAAAAATACTATGCACAGCTTGCAAAAACAGGTCAAAGTAACCCGCGTGATGAACGCCGTTGCGGCGGGTACTTCTGATCAAAACTCCAGCGTGATTGACATGCAGGGATGGGACGGCGTGACGTTCCTCGCTGCTTTCGGAACGATCACTTCTGGTGCTGTCACCAGCGTAAAGGTGCAGCAAGGAGCAGACTCGGGTCTTAGCGATGGCGCAGATTTGGAAGGCACCAGCGTCACGGTTGCTGACGATGATGACAACCAAATCGCCATCGTTGAAGTATACCGACCTCGTGAGCGCTACGTTCGTCTGGTAGTTGACCGCGGAACGCAAAACGCCGTAATCGATGGCGTAATTGCGATTCAGTATAACGGACGCCGCCAGCCGAGCACGCATGATTCCTCGACGGTTATTGCCGCCGAGTCGCACAACAGCCCTGCCGAAGGAACCGCTTAACGCCTGAAGCGACCACCAAAATGGAGGCCGGGTAACTCTCGGCCTCCGATTTTTGAAAGGAGAAATGCATGAGCTACATTCCCAAAGTTCACTTCGACGGTCCTGACGAACTGGTGATCGAATCTGGCGGGAGCATTACCGCCGCTGGAACTCAGGCCTCAGCCATTACAGACGCAACGGCCATCACTGGCGGCGAGTCTCCGACGGAAGCTGAGCACAACGCCTTGATCACAAAGCTGAATTCTGTTCTGGCCGCATTGCGCGGTGTTGGAATCATCGCCAGCTAAGGAGGTGACCATTGGCCGTCACAGTCATTGATTTTCCATCGTCCCTCCCAACAGGGCAGCAAACGGTTCCGGTTGAAATCCCTACCGTCGCCGAAGATGTGGTGGCGGAAAACGTGTACCTCGAATACGCGCACTTCACCAACGGCGGTTCATCTTCTGCCGTTGTCACTGTGAAAGATAAGCAGGGCACACCGCTGGAAGTTTTCCGCGTCACCTGCGATGCAACCGCGCCTGTGTCGTGGCGTCCAGAGCGGCGCTATTGTCCAGGCGGGATCAATTGGGTATCGTCTGCCGCTGGAGTAATCGGATACCTCCGATGGTCGAAGTAGAGCGCCTGCCATACACGCTTACCCTTGTCACGGCTCCATCGGCGGAGCCATTGACGGCAGATGAGGTGAAGCTCAACTCTCGGATTGATCATTCCACCGAGGATGCGATCATCACTCATCTGATCAACTGCGCCCGTGTGTACGTCGAAAACGTGACGGGCCGAGCTTTGGTAACGCAAACGTGGAAGGCGTTTTATGATGAATGGCCTGCATGCGGCGGAATGATCCTGCCCAAAGGCCCGGTCGCCTCAATCACGCACGTGAAGTACTACGACACGACGGGAGCGGCGGCAACTTGGGCCTCGACTAACTACATTCTCGACGGGGATGGTAATCCGCCGCGACTGGTGCTGTCGTATTCGGGATCGTGGCCATCGGCAACCTTGCAGCCTATCAAGGGCATTGAGGTGCAACTCGTGGGCGGATACGGCAACGCTGCTTCTGTCCCTTCGGCGTACAAGCAGGCGATGTATCTGCTCATCGAGCATTGGTACGTCAACCGCTCGGAAGTGACCATCGGAAACACGGCGGCATCGGTCAGCAGGCGCATCGAGTTAGGCGTTGAGGCGCTTCTGGCGCAATACAAAATCCATTGAGACAAGCTGGCGAATACAAGCACCGGGTGGTCATCGAGACACCAACGGAAACCCGCTCTACTGGCGGCTCGCAGGAATTCTCGTGGGCAACGTTTGCAAGCCGATGGGGTCGCGTAGTGCCGAAAGGTGCGCGCGAATACCTCAACGCTCAAGCCGCAAACGCAGAGATGGATTGGCTCTGGGAGATTAAAGGCCGCGCCGCAATCACCACAAAAATGCGCCTGGTGTTCGACTCCCGGTACTTCTCAATCCTCGGCGTGCAAAGCCCCGACGGTAAAAGCCCCGCGAATGCCGACATTCTGCACCTGATCTGCCGGGAGGGGCCAGTGAGGGCAGGGGTATGATCCAAGTTCTCGGCGTGCGCAATCTCGACCGCGATTTTGATCGCCTCAAAGGCATCGCCAGCAGCACAGAAACGCGGCGTGCGTTTCGCGCCGGGGCAGCCGTCCTCCGGGATGCCGCACGCACAGAGGCCCCACGCGGAACGAAGCGCGGCGGGAGCCGTAACCCCGGCCTACTCAAGCGCGCAATTGTTTCGTTTCTGGGACGGCGCCGCCGCAAGGGTGAGGATATCGTCTCCTTCGCCCGCGTCAACGTGCTCAAAGGGAGAGTGCGCGCTCCGCATGCGCACCTGATCGAATTTGGCACCAGCGAGCGCCGCGCCAAGTCGGCAAAGTTCATGACGTTTCGGATTAACGGGCAAGTTGTGCGCCGCCGCACCGTGCGCGGAGTCACCGCAAACCCGTATTTCGAGCGGGCTGTGTCTCGTAGCGGTGGCCGCGTGCTCGATGCCGTGACGGCGAGCCTGCGCAAGCAAATTGAAGGCAAGTGACCGTCGAACAACTCATTTACGACCGGCTTTTGGCGAACGCCACGATTTCTGCGCTGGTAGGAACACGCGTGTTCCAGGACTACGACAAGTCGCCCGAAGATCCAAACGCGGCGGCACAAGCGTTCATTGTGTTCGGGCTGGAGCGGGAATCGGAGGCCGAGGATATCACGAAGGTCAATTCGTGGTGGCAGGCCGAGTATGCCGTGGCGTGCGTGGCTACAAAGCCGGACGACAAGGTAGCACTAGCAAACGCCGTGAAGTCTGAACTAAAAGCGATTCGCGGAACTACCAGCGACTTGATAATCAAAGACTCAACTTTGCGAGATGCGGCTGACCAAGTAAACGACGAGATCTTTACCGCGCGGCTGCACATGCGAACCGTTTACCAGGAGATCTGGTGGAGGAATACGTGATCGAAGGTTGGATGATTGAATCGGAATTGAAGTGGATCGCCAGCATCGCGGCACAGGTGCATTCATCCGCCGAAGTCGGTTGTTGGAAGGGCCGCACCACCTCCGTGCTTCTGGAGAACACTAAAGGCCCCGTCTATGCCGTCGATCACTGGAATGGCTCCGAGGCAGAGCGGGAAGGGCCGCACAGAGAGGCGACTGAGGGAGACATTTTTGCGGATTTCATGGGGAACGTCGGGCACCACTCAAACCTTTGCGTCCGTCGCGGAAACAGCACCGAGGTTGCGCCGGCGCTCCCCTTGATCGACTTTGTATTCATTGACGCGGGCCACACCTACGAAGAAGTGAAAGCCGACCTCGAAGCGTGGACGCCAAAGGCGCTGCGCATCATCGCTGGCCACGACTTCCAGATGCCGGAAGTTGAAAAAGCCGTGCGCGAAAAGTTTGGTGACCGAGTAAAGGTGGCACCGGATACAAGCATTTGGTATGTGGTCGATCCTTGCCCGCGCAAGGTCATGGTTGCTACGCCTTGCTATGGCGGCGTGCTGCACCTTCCCTACCACGTTGCACTGTGCAACACGTTGGAGTATCTGCGGCTCAACGGCATCGGGTACGACCCTCGCTATATCGACTCCGATTCTCTCGTTTCCCGCGCTCGCATCGCGCTACTTGGGCAGTTCCTCTCCTCGTCCGCTTCGCACATGATTTTCATCGACAGCGATATCCATTGGGCGGCGCGTGACATCCTGCGCATGGTGAAGGCTGATAAGCCCGTCGTCTGCGGGATTTACCGAAAGAAGAACATCTCAGAGCAGTACCCGATGAACTTCTACCCGGAAACGTTCCAGGATCTGCCATACGACCCGGAGAGCGGCTGCTTCGAAATCAAGGACGCGCCCACCGGATTCATGATGATCCGCCGCGATACCGCAGAACGAATGGTAGAAGCCTACGCCGACCGCCGCTGCATGATCGGCGAAGGCGGATGGGATGCCGATTGCAACCGCAACACTTACGACTTGTTTCCCTGCTTTACCGATGACGACGGCATGTACCTCAGCGAGGATTACGG